AAGCAACAACGTGAATTAACTTATGAGGAAATATCAGATATTCGGGATAAACATTTAGCACCTAAAGATTGTAATATTTATACATTTGCAAAAGCAATCTTACAGAAAGCGAGTGAGAAATGACTGAATCAGTAGCGTATATGTCAGAAGAAGGCGTGTTGTTTAAAGAGTTACCACCTAACCCCATGTTTAAACTAACTCCGCTTTATAAGTTGCGTGAACTAACCAATGAGGAAATTCTAGACATAGCTAAAACAATGCCAACCATAGATGGTGCAACGATGGAAGAGGCCTATATATTATTTGCAAGAGCAATACTAAAGAAAGCGAGTGAGAAATGAAAGAGTTTATTGGTGAAGAAGCAAATAGCAAGTTAGATGAAAAAGAAAAGATTGCGCGTGTACGTAAAGTTAAAGAAGGCGTAGACGCACCGTTAACTGAGCAAATCAATATGATATCACCAGTGCGGCAGCCATTAGACATTGATGTGCTGCCTGAATCAACAGGTGTGTGGCAAGGCGATATGGACCCACTACAACGATTCATCAACATGTATCAACCAGGTGAGTTAGTTTTGCGTGTTAATTTTCGTAAACATCTATTGCAAATCCTTGATGATTGGAAGCATAAAAAATGATTTGCCCTACGTGTGATGAAAAATCTAAAGTTTGGGACGTGCGTACATATAAAACTGATGACCAAGATGGGTATGTTTACGTGCAAAGACGCCATGAATGCCTATCTTGCGGCAACAGATACAATAGTATACAGGTTACTGCAGAAGTTTGGGCTACACTAACTAATGGTTCTGAGGGTTAAAATGCTGATTTCTTTTCACGATATGATAAACTTCAATTATTTTGAACTATTTTGCATAAAACTGTTTACAAACTCTGGAAACACATTAGAATTGAAATTGTAGTAACTTAGTTAATTTTCTCTTGTTAAATAAATGTTAATTGAAAGGATTTAAAATGTCACACGAAATCGCAAAAACAGCAGCAGGTAAAAACGCAATGGCCTACGTTGGCGCAACTCCATGGCACGGCCTCGGTCAGGTATTAACTGCCGATGCTCCCTTAGAAGTTTGGGCTCAAGAATCTGGCTTAGATTTCTCATTAGCAACAACTGATGTAGAGTTTACAACGCCCGGCTTTGCAGGTTCTAAAATACATAGCAAATATGCAGGTCGTAAAGTAATGTATCGTACTGACAGCGCCATGCCTTTAGGCTTGGTTTCTAACAAGTACAAAATTGTACAGCCAATCGAAGTTCTTGAATTCTTTCGTGATATCGTTGGCACAATCGCTAATTTAGAAACAGCCGGTGTTTTACGTGACGGTGCGCATTACTGGGCATTGGCTAAGATGAACGGCGAGTTCTCTCTTGCAGGCGATCGTGTTCATCAATATCTTCTATTAGCTTCATCAGCTGATGGTTCCCTTGCCACTCAAGCACGTCTTACTAGTGTACGAGTTGTTTGCAACAACACATTGCAATTAGCTACAGCAGGTAAAAAAGCTGATGTTAGTGTGCGTCATAACTCAGTATTTAAAGCTGACGATGTTAAGAATCAATTAGCTAACTTTGATAGCAGCTTTAAAATGTTTAAAGATACAGCCGAAGCTCTGGCCCGTATCAAAGTATCATCAGCTCGAGCTAATTTTATCTTTGCTAAGATTCTTGGCGGCGATGAGAACAAGCCAAGCCGCGCTGCTGTTCGTGCATTAGAGTTATATCAAGGCGCTGGTATTGGTGCTGATCTTGAATCAGCCAAGGGTACAGCATGGGGTGCTTTAAACGCTGTGACTCAGTTACTTGATTGGGAAACAGCTCGTACATCCGATGCAAGACTTGCTAATGCTTGGTTTGGCGGTGGCGTTAATGTTAAGCAACAAATTGTTTATGAATTAATGGCTTTAGCGTAAAAAATTGGGGCCACGGCCCCTCTTTTATTGTATAATTATTTTGTTGTCTCTTGTTACTAGTTTACTTATTGATCTTTGAAAGGTATTGTATGAACATCTTCTATCTCCACCCCGTAGCACAAATTGCAGCAACTATGCATTGCGATAAACATGTTGGCAAAATGCTAATCGAATCCTGTCAACTCCTAGCCACTGCGCATCACCATTACGGCAATGGCGCCAATGTTACCTATAAACCTACACACAAAAATCATCCTAGTGCTGTCTGGGTTCGTCAGTCTGTACTACATTACAATTACCTTGTCGATTTAGCTTGTGGCTTAGGCGCCGAGTTCTATAAACGTTATGGCAAACGCCATAAGTCACACGAGGTTCTTGTTGCTGAATTACTACTTGCGCCTAAGGATATGCATAACATTCCTTACCGTTGGCAAACACCACCATTGGCAATGCCCGATGCTTACAAAAGCAACGATGCTCTTACATCATACCGTTGTTACTACGCCAGCAAAATTGCAACAATGCCATTAGTGTATTACAAAGGTAAAGCCCCTAGGCCATATTGGCTTCAAGCATTGCTATCATCACAAGACTTTAGGAGCGCAGCGTAATGTTTAAATCTGTTGGAATGTTTAGAGAAAAGATGGGGCTACCCATGGGTGATGCACCTAAATTGTTAAGCGCTGAGGAGACATCATACTTTGCACGCTTTATTATGGAGGAGCTCTCTGAGTATCTTAAAGCCAATGAGGAGCATGACTTAATAGGCGCTGCTGATGCAATTGCTGATTTAGTGTATGTATCCTTAGGTTGTGCACACGCGATGGGTCTACCATTTGAAGAGATCTTCTCAGCTGTGCACACAGCCAACATGCAAAAAGAACCTGCAGGTCCGTATACTCGATCGTTGCGAGGCTCACAATATGATGTTGTCAAGCCTTCTGGGTGGATGCCTCCCGAGCCTGCAATACAAAACGCAATTCACCGTAAATCGTCCGGAGCAAAATAATGAATATTAATGATTTGATTAATGAGTTTGTTGAGACTAAAGCTTTAAAAGAAGGCTTTGCTGAGCAAATTAAAAGTTGTAATGAAAAGTTAGCCAGAATTGAAGCTGATATTATGGAGCAAATGGCTAATGCAGGCATCAGTAAAGCAGCGTCTGACAAGGCGTCATGCACCATGCGTCAGGTTACGCACCCCGCCATTGAAGATTGGGATGCGTTCTATAAGCATGTTGCATTAACTGGTGAGTTTGAGCTTTTACACAAGCGTTTGTCTTCAGCTGCCTTTAAGGAACGATGGGAAGCTGGAGATGTTGTGCCTGGGACGTCGTCATCGTCGGTCTGGGAATTATCAGTCGTTCGTCGCAAGTAACTTGTCAACTCGTAAAGGAAATTAACATGGCAAAAGCACCAGCAGCAAATCAAATAGCGTTGTTTGAAGACCAGTTAGCCAGCATGGCAGCTGAATCACTTAAAGCTGAGCAATCATCTTTACAAACAACATTCTTATCAACCAAGGGTGGCATACTAACTTACCGCGGTGACCCTGTTGCAGGCAATAAATTGGAATGCGTTATCATTGCAGCTCCTATTGAGCGTTTGTACTATGCATCAAGGTACGACCCTACAAAGATTGTGCCGCCTGATTGCTTTAGCATTGACTCATCAGCTATTGGCATGAAACCTAATAGCGCATCACCAGCTCCGCAACATGCAACATGTGAAGGTTGCCCTAAAAATGAATGGGGCTCATCACCAACTGGTGGAAAGGGTAAAGCTTGTCGTGAAACACGTCGACTATTAGTTATACCTGTCGATGCTTTAACCAGCGCTGATAAGATTAAAGGCGCAGAGGTGGCAGCATTACGTCCACCTGTAACTAGCTTAAAGAACTACGCTACATATGTGCAAACAATCGCTGCAACATTACGTCGTCCACCATTAGCTGTTGTAACTGAGATATCTGTATTGTCTGACGCTAAGACGCAGTTCAAGGTTGCTTTTAGTATGACACGCACAATTGAAGATCAAGATATTTTGCAGGCTCTAATTGCTAGAAGCAAAGAAGAAGTTAGTAATGCAATCGCCTCGGCTGGCGTAGTAACTGAAGTAGAAGCTGAAGCTCCTGCAATACAATCAGATCGTTTCTAAGGAGTTAATTATGGAATCTACAATTACGCAACAAAGCATTGTGTATGTTGTTACTGATGATCTTGATCATTTGTCAGTCCATATAACACTTGAAGGCGCAGAAAAAATGCAATCAGATCTTAACAATGAGTGGTCTACAGTCACAGAAATGAAATTAGAGTTGTGATTGTAGCGTAACCTGACGGGTGAACGCAAAAGCTAGTAGCCCATTTTGAAAGGAATGTATGCGTAATATTATCTATGTATTACCAATCATATTGGCGGCGTGTGCAGCATCTGCACCACCCGTACAGCAGGTAGCTTCCTATGGCCCACCACATGTTCAATTACTCTATGACGGAAAAGTACAACAAATGAGCAGAAATGAAGTAATTAACGCTATTCAAGAATGCGAGGCTAATCGTATGCGAGCTGTGCCTATGCTTACAAAACGAATGATCTCAGGTATGATGTCTGATATTATTGTTGATGTGCAATGCATGCCAAGGTTTATGCCCATATGGTAAAGCAACCTGTATTTCTCGACTTTGAAACAGAAGGCATTGAAGCTCGCCCCAAGTATCCACCTAAGCCTGTAGGCTTGGCGGTGTATGACCCTGAAGGTGTCTACCCAGACGGGTATCATTCATTTGACCACCTGCATAATAATAGCACTTCATTCAGCTTTGTTCGTGATATGCTAATGGACATTTGGGCAAGTGATCGCTCTGTCTGCTTCCATAATGCAATGTTTGATTTAGATGTTATTGAGACCCACTTTGATTTAGCAATACCTAATCCATTGAGGATTCATGATACGTTAATCCTAGCCTTTTTACATGACCCTCATGTCAGGTCTTTGTCACTAAAAGACTTAGTGGTTGAATGGGGATTGGCTGAGCCTAATGAACGTGATGAATTAAAGGAATGGATTGTTACTAATGTACCTGAAGCTAAGAAAAAGAAATCCACATGGGGTGCTTACATTAGCAAAGGCCCAACTGAGTTAGTTGGCCGTTATGCTAAAGCTGACGTGCGGCTTACTTCTTTGTTGTATGACTTTTTGGCTTTGCAAGTTTTACCTGATCAGCAGATTGCTTACACACGTGAAATGGAATTAATTCCAGTGTTACTTGAAAACTCACGGCTTGGAGTTCGAGTCGACCGTGAAGGTTTGCTTGCTGCAAAAGAGCAAGCAATATCAGACATTGAAAAAAGTACTGTTTGGGTTCGTGCATTGTTAAATTCTCCTGAGTTAAATGTTGACAGCGATCAGCAGCTGGTTGAATGTATTTATCAGTCTGAGCATTGGGATAAAAATAAAAAGTGGCCATCAACAGACAAAGGCCAGTTACAGGCTACTAAAGAAGCATTTGAAGAGATGCTAACCAATGAATACCTTAGGGATGTTCTACGTTACCGCGCCAATCTATCTACTTGCTTATCCACGTTTATCGAGCCTTGGTTATACGCATCTGAATCAACTGGCAGAATCTTTACTAATTGGAATAGCGTAAGAGGTGAACGGGGTGGTACACGTACAGGTCGGCTATCTTCTACACCTAACTTTCAAAACGCGCCTATTCGTTATCCTAAAGTAAGCATTCCACCTGACTTAGATGTTACGCCTCTACCACTTATTCGTAGCTTTATTTTACCGGATGAGGGGCATAAGTTAATTGCGTGTGACTTTAACGCACAGGAGCTAAGAATCTTTGCTCACTTTGAAGGTGGTAACCTTATGCGTCAGTATCAGGATGATGCAAGGGCTGATTTACATACCTACGCAGCTGAGATGATGACCAAGGCTTCAGGTAGAGAGGTTAGTCGTACATACTCAAAAGGTGTATCATTTGCTATTCTGTATGGCGCTGGCCCTAAAAAAATTAGTGAAATGCTTGAGGTAGATTATGAGATGGCTAAAACATTGATGGACGCATATACAACCGCTGTGGCGCCAGGTCTTAAAGATATGCAATCCACCATGCGCACTCGGTATAAGTTAAATCAACCTATTAAAACAATTGGAGGTAGATTAGTTAAGATGGAACCACCTAAGGTTATACTAGGAAGACTAAGAGAGTTTGATTATAAAGGCGTTAATTTATTAATTCAAGGCTCCGCTGCTGATCAAGCTAAGCAAGCCATGTTAGACTATCAAAAGCTACGTAATGGTAGTCGGTTATTATTAAGTGTGCATGATGAGCTTGTAATTAGCGCGCCAATAGAGCATATTGAACGTGAGGCTAATTGCCTAATGAACGCTATGTGTAACGCTGTTGCAATGGATGTCCCTATGGTAAGTGATTACAAAGTAGGTGACACGTATCAGGAGACAAAATGATATTACAACCAAGGTATCCTAAAACGCGTATGGCATCAAGACGTCGTGCGCATCTAAGGAAGTGGACTAAATTCAATGCATTGCAATGCTTTAAAATACGTATAAAATACGGTCGTCGTAAGAACATTCACTGGTGGAGAACATGAGTTATTCAAATTCAAGCATTAAAACGTATGAGCAATGCCCTTTCAAATATAAACTAACGCGCATCGAGCATCGACAAGAACCAACAGGTGACGCCGCAACACGAGGTAAAGCAATTCACAGTGAGTTTGAAGACTTATTAAAAGATGGCTTGCCTTTGTACACTGAAGCAACTGCACACTGGGAAACATACGTAAATGAATTAAAAGCTAAAGGCGCTAAATCTGAGGTAGAGCTTGGCTTTACTAAAGATTGGAATGTATGTGGCTTTTCAGAGAGTATAGTATGGCTTCGTGGAATTATAGATATCCTAGTTATTGATCATACCACAGCATATGTTGCTGACTGGAAAACTGGCAAAGAACGTGACTATGAAGAGCAATTAAAGCTTTACGCCGTTATGATCTTTGCAGCACATCCTGAAGTAACTAAAGTTGACATGGAGATTATTTATACTGATTTAAAGAAAAAAGTAAAGTACACAGCCATAGAGCGTAAGGACTTTGAGGCACTAAAACTATGGGTAGACAACCGCATTAGTCGTATTGAACGTGATGACATTTACGCGCCTAAGCCTAGTTTTGGCTGTAGGTGGTGCCACTTTAGAAAAGATAATGGTGGCCCTTGTAGATGGTAACCAGAGTTATTCTAGAACGAGATCTTGAAGGTTATTTTGCTAGGCAATGTAAGAAAAAAGGCCTAATGACTTTAAAGTTAAATGTTCGATTTTCTCGTGGTTGGCCTGATCGTATTGTGGTGTTGAAAGATGGTAAAGTTATGTGGGTTGAGTTAAAAAGACCTGGCGCTAAACTGTCGCCGTTGCAAGTTAAAGTACACTTTGAGCTTAATAAGTGGCACCAAGAAGTATATGTAATAGATTCTAAAGAAGGGATAGATAATGTTTTGGCAACCGCATGAATACCAAAAAGAAGCTGTTAAGTTTCTAGTAGAACGAGGCTCAGGTGGTTTATGGCTTGACCCGGGCTTAGGTAAAACTGCTATTGTTTTATCGGCGTTTAAAGTATTACGCGCCAAAGGGCTTGCAAGTAAGATGCTAGTGTTAGCGCCTCTACGACCTGTGTATGGCGTTTGGCCTGTAGAAGCACAAAAGTGGGAGCAATTTGAGCATTACTCAGTTGGTGTACTCCATGGCAACAAAAAGAATAAAGTCATTAAGCAAAACCACGATATCTACGTTATGAACTACGAAGGGTTGCAATGGCTTTCAAGTACATTAAATGGTAAAGAATGGCCCTTTGATATTTTAGTTGTCGATGAGATTTCTTATTTAAAAAATACGCAGACACAACGGTTTAAAACATTGAAGCCAGCTTTAAACAAGTTTGAACGTCGCTGGGGCCTCACTGGTTCACCTGCGCCGAATAGCCTATTAGACATATTTGGCCCACAGCTTGTGATTGACCAGGGCGCTACGTTTGGCGCCTACATATCAAGATTTCGCACTGAATACTTTTATCCTAGCGGATACAACGGCTATGAATGGAAGTTGCAAGCTGATGGCGAGGCTAGAATACAAGCAAAGTTAGAGGGTAAGGTATTACGCATGGCAGCTTTAGACCATCTAGACTTGCCTGAGCTGGGGTATAACAACGTTATGGTAGTACTACCTCCCGCTGCCAGAAAAATGTATGACGCCTTTGAAAAAGCTTTAACTATTCAAATAGAGCAAGGTGATATCACTGCGGTTAACGCCGCCGTGGCTGTTATGAAAGGGCAACAGATAGCCAATGGTGGTTCTTATTTAGATGGTGAAGATAAAACCAGCGTACATATACATGACGCAAAGACTGAAGCTGTATTAGAACTTGTAGAAGAATTATCGGGCCAGCCTTGCATTATTGGGTATCACTTCCAACATGACTTAGAAAGACTTAAGCTAGCGTTTCCTAATGCGCCTGTTATTGGCTCAGGCGTTATAGGTAATAAGCTCGATACAATCATTGAAGCTTGGAATACCGGTGAAGTGCCTGTCTTACTTGCTCATCCGATGTCAGCAGGTCATGGCCTTAATCTACAAGGCGCAGGGCACGCAGTTATATGGTACTCATTAACTTGGTCATTAGAAATCTATGAGCAATTCATTCGCAGACTCTGGAGGCAAGGCCAAAAAAACCATATTATGGTGCATCACATGATCGCAAAAGATACAGTTGATGAAGCTATCCTACAAGCTGTGCGGAAAAAAAACAAAACACAACAAAATTTATTAAATGCTGTAAAAGACTATGTACAACGTGATAAAATAACTATTACTTGATTATTGAAAGGAATTGTAATGAATATTACAACTGTAGCACACTCATTTATTTCTCAACCACCTCAGGAGCAACCTATGCCAGCAAATAAGCGCATGCACGTCAAAAAAACTGCCACTATTACATTGTTGGCAACAGAAAACCCAAAGCGAAAGAATACACTAAGCTTTACAAGGTTTGCTTTATATAAAAATGGTATGACTGTTGGCGACTACATTGCAGCAGGCGGTCGTTCTGGTGACGTTAATTATGACGTTGAAAATGGTTATATCAGCATCAGTCATGGGCAAGAGCAATGAACATACTAATAACAGGCGTTACTGAGACGCATACAAATCATCCAAACAGAGCAAGCTCTACAAAGTTTATCTCTATTCCTGAAATGATGGCTACTGCTTACACAAAGCTAGGCTATAGTGTTGACCATCGCGCTATTGAAATGGGAGAAGACCTCTCCATATACGATACAGTCTTTGTATATGTATACCCCTTGGACCATAATGCAATTGACCCTGAGGGTGCCATCTATGCACTGCAACAACGGCCTGATGCATACATTTGCCTTGATGATTGGTCATTTCAAAAGATCTTACCAACGTGGGAAAGCAAAATTGATTTAATGCATTTAATGAATCGTACGTGGCTTGCACCGCTATTCCCTTGGGGTGACATTGATAAGATGAAACTGCCTGTGGCAAACATTATTGCATGGAACCCATCACCGCTATATGAAATGCCACCTGTACATCAATTGTCATGGCAGCAACGTAAGCAAGAATGGTATAACGCATCACTCTCAAAAGATGCGCATGAATGGGCAGCAAAGCAACAACTAAAGTGGCCTGTATACGCCATTGGCGGTAAAGCATTAGGGCAGCCTAGAATTTTGGAGTCAGATGTTGTATGGCAATACGGCTCTTACAAAGGTGTGCTATGCCCTACATACGCACATGCAGGCTCTGGCTGGTGGAGAGTACGTTACTTACACGCTGCAGCTGCGGGTTGTGTGCTTGGCGGTAACCCATTAGAGTTAAACATGATCGGGCCTGCGTATAGTTATGCATTAGCCGGCTTAGAAATGATGCATGATGATGACTTACGGCACATTGCAATATTACAAGCAAGAGAATTACATATTGCAACTTTAAAAGAAACAATGTACACTTTAGAAAGATTGCTATGATTGTAATACTTGAAGGACCTGACGGCGCCGGCAAGACAACGCTATCAGATACATTACGTCAACAGTTGCAAAATGGTAAGATGGTGCACGTTGTTAAGCATGGCCCGTACACTGACGTAGAGGCAGAGCATTTATGCAAAATCTACTTTAGAGCAATGACACCTGCATTAACATTTGATGACCATGTTATTATGGATCGTTCTTGGCTGTCAGAGCCTATTTACGGTAATACTTATCGCAATGGTCAAAATCGTATTGACATGCCACGTAAACGCATGCTTGAGCGTGCTGCTTTATCTCGTGGAGGTATAGTTATCCATTGCCAGCCTGATTTTGAAGTTTGTGCTAAAACATTTTCACGTCGTACTGACGAAGAATACTTAGATACCTTACTGCAATTGGAAGCTGTGTATGATGAGTATGAAGCTTTAGGGCTAATGACAGCGTTGCCTACAATCCACTATGACTATACACGTGACACAATTGATGAGTTAATAAGTAAAATTGATTACATTTACGCATCAAGGCAAAACAGAGCAAGTGGTGGTGGTTGCTTTAAGGAAGGTAATATCCTTATGTTGTGCGATAAGGGCCCTAGAACCAACGTAAAAGAATCTGCAGTAGTTATACCTTTCATTAACTTTAATGATGATGACGGCCCTAGTCGTATGCTTGCAACCACATTACAGAATGAAGGCGTCATGGAAAATGAAGTCTATTGGATTAATACACAAACTTATACTGGCTTGCCAACTGATCCAAGCTTTATTGCAAAACTAAAACCTAAAAGAATTTTTGCGTTAGGCAACAATGCGTATACATGGGCTTTACAACATCAAATCAAAGCTGTAAAATTACCACCACCTTTGCATCACATGCAAAATTATCCCGATCAACCGTATCACATCACAGAGATTAATTATGGAAATTTCAACACTGTATAACGAGCATGACTTAATTCAGCTGTACCAATGCCTTAAAGAGTATGGGCACTGGACTACGCCTCGAGGTGAAAAGACTCTTGAGATTGAAAACTTTACTTACACAATGGGGCCGTATGTTCGATTCAATTCTTTTGCAGGTCGTAACTTTAATCTCAAGTATCTCAAGCGCGAAATGGCTTGGTATTTGCGTGCTGACCCTACAGATTTATCTATTACAGAACATGCTGCGCAATGGGGCAAGATCGTGGTTAATGGAAAGCTTAATAGCAATTATGGTTCTTATTGGTTTGGTAAATTTGGTGTACAGCATATTGTAAACGTTTTGCAAAACGACCCGATGAGTCGCCGTGCAGTCATACCGATGTATGGCACTGATGTTGACCACATGGATAAAGAAGCTAAAGATGTGCCTTGCACTATTGCTATTGAGTTTAGATTGCGAAATGGTAGATTAAATACACGTGCCATCATGCGTTCTCAGGACATTCTTTGGGGCATGGCCAATGATCTACCCACATTTAGTTTCCTACAGGAAATTGTAGCAACGCTTTTAAACGTACAGTTAGGCACACTAACAGTTTCTGCAGGTTCATTCCACGTATATGAATCTCGTATGGATATGTTTAACGCAATCATTAGCAATAAAACATTAGAGCCAATTGTTGACAGGCCTCCACGTATTAATCGTTATGAGGCACACAATCTTATTGAAAAATCAATTAACCCTACATTCGAGTTCTCAAAATGGCTAATGAACATATAACGTTGCAACTAGAAGCTGAATTTAGAGACGTTGCATTACGCATGTTGCGTGACGGTAATGGCATGAATAGTATTATTACCGCGTTGCAAGAAATTAAAGTAGAGATGGTAACAGCGTCGCGATACAATGATGCTATACGAGATGCGTTGTATAAACCATAAAAAAAGACCCCCTTGCGGGGGCCTAAATTATTTCTTAACCCAGAAACCATAAACCATTTTATGTGAGCAATCCCATGTATCTTGTGGGGTGCCATCTATGACAGCTACGTAATGTCCAGCCTGTCTTGCAATTACAGTTCCTGAGTGTATATCACTACATCGAGCTTTGCGACCTTCAAACTTTGGTGCTGATACCCAAATCCAACCTAGTGTCTTAAGTACATCAGAATAGATTTCTTTGGAGATACCATTCCTAGCTGATTTTGCATTGCCTGCTTTTTTGTTTGCATCTGCAAGTAAACCATAAGCAGTTTTGTAATCCATGCCTAAAGCTATTGCAATTGCTCTGGCACCGCAGTCACCTGCAGAGCCTTTATAGCCAGCCAAAGCTCGACCACCATCATTAAATTGATAGGGCATATATACCTTTCAATAGTCAAATTATTAAAGAACAGTTGTAGCATTTTTTTCAGCTACAAGTATATTATACCACAAATTAGAATATTTGTAAACAATTGAATTTTATTCTTGTGGCGGTTTAGTCTTTGGTTGACTAAAATACTTGTACGCTTCATACGCCAGTGGAGGAACTGACATTGCAGCGCCTGCAATTTTAGCGTAAGGGTTAGGGGCCATCATTAATGCGCCGCCTGCTCCACCAAGCATGCCCATAGCGCCGGCAGTTTTGTCGCCTCTTTGATATTGTTGCGCGCCTTCCATTAACTGCGCGCCGCTTAATCCTCCGGCTAAAACATTTAAACCTGGAATTTTATTAATAGCGTAACCAGCCTTTTGCAGCATATTCATTTTTTCTGGCACAAACTGTTCTGCTGTAGTTGCTGCACGTGTTACTGCGTCTTGTGCCATAGCTAGTTTTCTGCCTGCTTCTTTCTCACCTGCGCTTACTGCACCGGGAGCGCCAAGTGCGTCATACTTTAGTTTTGATTTAGCGGCGTTACTTTGCGCTTCTGCGTACGCTGCTTCTAACGCTGCAACTTTTGCAGCAGCAGCTCTATGCGCAGGTGACATGTAGTTTGGGTCAATGGTGTTAGGTATTA